TTCGTTATCGGGTTACTAGGGTTCCGTTGATATGTGAAGCTAGAGTAGGGGGTACCGGTCAACCGCCTCCGCTGTCGTAAGACAAATCTCTTTATAATGAATGACTGTGCTACTCGGATAATGCTCGTCATGTTCACCGTTTTGTACGGTGAATTATGACCAATTAATCTGGATAATGCATAAAAACAACAAAGAAGAAAAACATTTCTGAACGAAGTGAAAGAAATAGATCGGCGAAGCAGATCTTAGAAGAATGGAAGCCCAGACTCTTTGGTAGTCTCTAAATTGCTTTCAATAATCTTACCGATGAGTTCGCGTTCCTCATTGCTCAGCATAAAAGCATCTTCATAGCTGATACCACCACGCATATACCAACACATCTGTAGGAGTTCTTTTCTAATGGCTTTTGATTCTTTGTCGTACTGAGCAATCAGATCGACAATCTCCTCATTGGTTAACGTCAAAAGCCTTATCCGAAAAAATTAGACTGTTCAAAAATAAACGGTGTGATGTATTCTTTCCCACAGGTTTCATTTTCACAGGTCAAAGTAATTTCGTTCCAATTGGTTTGTTGTTTGATTTCTTCCAATCGATCCTTGATCGACTCCCACACCCGCTTGTCGCAGTTGTCCAAGAACTCTTTGATAAATTCTGGGTTGTCCACCACAATTCCGTCTTCGGTGCGAATGCCGGCAATGCTCTTGCTGACTTGGCTAACGCCGGTTTCGATCAGCTTTTGGAACAGCACATCAAATTGACGTGTTTTTTCATCGTCTGACAGTTCTTCGTTTTGTACCACCTGCATGAGACGTTGCTCATCAAAATTTGCAATATTGTTTTTGTTGTAGTCTTCGTAGCTCTGCGGCTTTAGAATAATTTCTAAATTGTCCACCATGACAGTTTTGGTCCAATCAGCTGGCGCAATTTTGGACAGCATAAAAGTCAAATCCACAGCTTTTTCCAAAGTAGTCTGGCAATGCGGACATATGGCAGTAAAATCCATGTCTTTGCCGTAGCTGGCAATACGAATAGCAATCAAGATACTGTCCAAGTCCACAGCTGGCATTTTCCATGCGTTGTGTATGCTGGGACAACAGCTTTGAATCACGTGTACAGTACTGGCACCGTTCATGAGTGCGTCGGGTGTTTTCATGGTGATTTCGTCTTTGGCTGTCATGGAATACACCGGAATATCGCCGGTAACTGGGATGTCTATAGAGCCCTCAGGCCACCAACGTCCGCCGCTGGGCAGTTTGATATACAGCACTGGCTGTCTAAAATGTTTGGCTAAAGGATTGGCACTTAAATTACTCATATTTGAGTCTCCATAAATAGTTGATATAACATACTTATCTTATAAGTTAACTGGGTAGATTAAAAACATGGCGGATTTGGATCAAGCGCAAGTTGAAAAGTTAGAACGACTGGCAGCCGCTGCACAGGCCGCTGCTGCAGCCATTGACTCCAGCAGTAAAATGCAAAAAAGTCAAGCTCGAGTTGAGTTGGATCATCAGCTGGCGCTTCGTAATTTAACCAAAGAAATACAAAAAGCCACTGGTGCTACCAAGGCCGATGCAGAATTAAAAGCTCGCCAGATCAAGGCCGAAGAAGATCTATTAGAAGCTACCGAAAAGAAAACCAAGGCCGACGAAGACGCTGCACAAAAAACCGCAGACTTTGCTAAAAAATTAGCCAGCGGCATTGGCAACTTTGCCAAATCTGCACTGGATGCCAGTCAGTCAATCTACAACAGCAACAAATCATTTACCGCAGTACTGCCCACCTTACAATTAGTTGGCGACACAGTAAGTTTGGTAATCGAGTCAGCCGGCAAAGCACTCAGCGGTGTTGGTGTATCTGTTGCTGGATTTGGTGTCAACACTGGTCGAGCCAGTGAAGCCATTGCTGGCTTTGTTGATGCTGGCGCCAAACTGGCATTTGCCGAAGCCAAGATACAGATTGAGCGAGCACAGAAATACATTGATTTGTACAACGAGCTCAGCAAGTCTGGCATGGCGTTTGGCGGCAACATTGAACAGATGCGTCAGACTGCGCTACGGGGCGGCTTGGCCTTGGACAGCTTCCAACGCTATGTGGCAGCCAGCTCGCAACAGTTGGTATTGCTGGGTGGCGACATACAGGCCGGTGCTGACCGTGCTTTGCAATTTGGCAAAATCTTAAGAGACAACAATCCCAAACTGTTGGCCATGTACGGCAGTTTTGATGCATTGATGACGGCTACCACCGACTACATAGCACTACAGGCCGCCTACGGCATAGACACACGCAACTTGACTCGCGAACAAACAGAAGGTGCTCGCGAGTATTTGATCAACCAAAAAGAACTCAGTGCGCTCACTGGCAAAAATGTTGATCAGCTGAAAAAAGAGCAAGACGAGCGTGCCAATATGGCAGCATATCAGCGTGCCATGGCAGAAAAATCAGTTCATGAACAAAACAACATCAACTATGCGTTGGAGTTGATACGTGCCCGCCGCGGCGAGGAAGCCTACAAGTATGCAGTAGAATATGTGGCCACGCAAGGACAAGTGACCAGCAAGGCGTCGCTAAAGTTTCAGGGCATGGTGGTTGAGGGCGCCGAAACCATTAGAGATTTGTTGACCACTACCAATCAATCAGAAAAAACATACAATGCCAATGCAGCCAAGATTATTCAGGATCGCACAGATATTGAACTCAATGCGGCCAAAAATTTCTCAAGCATAACAACTTTACAAGCTGGTGCACTCAAAGACAATCCAATTGCAACCATGCTGAATGACTACGAATCCTCACTGCGTCGTCAGACCACTGCCAGCAAAGATTCAGTCAATGCCGAAATAGCAGCCAGAAAAAATGCCGAAAAGCCGTTGACCACAGCCGGTGCAGCATTTGTTAAATCACTGGATGATCTTGAAAACTACAAGAAAAAGCTGGATGCAACTGCTGAAGCCGACATTGGGCGAGTTGGAAAAATTGTTGATAAATTGTACGATTTACAAACTCAACTGGACACGCTGTTTGGCACAGATAGTGCGTTGGGCAAAGCACTGGAACGATTTACTGACGGATTGATCTCGGCATCAACGTATCTGTTGAATCTTGGCGGGAAACCTGGAGAGTCTGGAACCACTGGCACCGGGTCCGAGCTTGACAAAAAAGCAGTGGGCCGACCTGGAAGTGTTGTACGCAAAGACGGCACTTCGTTTAATCCGTTTTTTCAAAATAACCCGCCTGGATCAGCATTTGACAAAAATAAACCGCCAGGCGGGTCAAAAGATCAAGGCTTTGACAAAAACGCAATCAAACAGATGGGCCACGAAAAACTTGGCACAGCATTTGATCCCAATATTAAAATGGGAACTATCACATCAAAATCAGGTAAGACAGCCACTGTCAATGCCAATTTGGTTAGTAGATTCCAGTCGCTGGTTGATTTCTTAGACAACACCGGTTACAAAATTGATAGTTTAGGCGGATTCAATCACAAGCAGATTACCGACAGCAACGGCACATATGAAAGTGCTCACTCGTTTGGTGCTGCCATAGACATCAATCCAGCTCAAAATCCCATGCAGGCCAAGTTAATGACAGATTTGCCAGCTGAAGCTGTGGCCTATGCCAACTCGCTGGGACTGGGTTGGGGCGGCAATTGGAGCAGAATCAAAGATCCTATGCACTTCAGTGCCCAACCCACCGAAGGTGGCGCCGGCGGATACTACAACGGCGGCACACTGGGTCCGGGCCAAACCGGCATTGTGGGCGAAAACGGACCAGAATTGATACAAGGGCCTGGATCGGTTACCAGTACTGCCAGCACCAGTCGCAAATTTGACGACATGCTGGATCGTTTGACCGAAATGGTTTCAATCATGAAAGAACACAGAAACATTTCGAAAGATTTGTTATCTGTCACTGCCTAACCTACAATAAATATAGCATAAACAGGAATATCCCATGGCAGGTTGGAAAAAGTATTTTAAAACTTCAAATTTACCCAGTAACGTAAGTCCGTTAGGTAACGGACGCTCAGTTGACCCGGGTTATCGTAACTATCAAAGCAGTTTGCCTGAGGTGTATACCGGTCAACCCAATCGAGTTGAACGTTACAACCAATATGAGCAAATGGACATGGACTCTGAAGTCAATGTGGCCTTGGACATCCTGGCAGAATTCTGTACCCAAAAGAACTTGGAAAATCACACAGCATTCACACTGAGATTCAAGGAACAGCCCACTGACAACGAAGTCAAAATTCTCAAAGAGCAACTGCAACAGTGGGTGGCCTTGAACGAATTCAACAAGCGCATGTTCAAAATTGTACGCAACGTGCTCAAGTACGGTGACCAAGTGTTTATCCGTGATCCAGAAAACTTCAAACTGATGTGGACTGAAATGTCAAAAGTCACTCGTGTTATTGTAAACGAAGGCGAAGGCAAAAAGCCCGAGCAATACATCATCAAAGATCTAAATCCCAATTTTCAAAACTTAACTGTTACCGCAGTGGCCACCACAGATACCTATATGAATCACCCACAAACAGGTGGACCATCGGGCGCATACACACAACCACAGAGTCCGTTTGGCGGCGGGTCACGCTTTAGCAAATCACAAAACGAAGCAGCCATCAATGCTGAACATGTGATGCACATCAGCTTGACCGAAGGCCTGGATGTGTATTGGCCGTTTGGTAACTCAGTGTTGGAAAACATTTTCAAAGTATTCAAACAAAAAGAGCTGTTGGAAGACTCGATCATTATCTATCGTGTGCAACGTGCTCCAGAGCGCAGAGTGTTCAAGATTGACGTGGGCAACATGCCTTCGCACATGGCCATGGCCTTTGTAGAACGTATCAAAAACGAAATACATCAGCGCCGTATTCCCACACAGACCGGTGGCGGCAACAACGGCAACATGATGGATGCCACTTATAATCCATTGAGTCAGAACGAAGATTACTTTTTTCCAGTCACAGCAGATGGGCGCGGATCCAGTGTTGACGTATTCCCGGGCGGTCAGAATCTGGGCGAGATCACAGACTTGCGCTTTTTTACCAACAAGTTGTTCCGCGGACTGCGTATTCCATCCAGCTACTTGCCTACCACAGCCGAAGACGGTAGTCAAGCCTACACAGATGGACGTGTTGGTACTGCCTTGATCCAAGAATGGCGTTTCAACCAGTATTGCCAACGATTGCAAAACATGATCGCTGACAAACTGGATTCAGAATTCAAACTGTTTATGCGTTGGCGTGGTTTCAACATTGATTCCAGCCTGTTTGATTTGTCATTCAATGAACCACAAAACTTTGCACAGTATCGTCAAGCCGACATTGATGCCGCACGTATTGCCACATTTACACAGCTGGAACCTTTGCCATATTTCTCCAAGCGTTGGTTGATGAAACGCTACTTGGGCATGACCGAACAAGAGCTCAGCGAAAACGAAACAAGTTGGGCCGAAGAACGTGGCGACATTGAATTGGCACCAAACGAAGCACCAAGCCTACGTGCCGGTGGTATCAGCCCAGGCGGAATAGCCAGCGAGCTGGATGCACTGGGCCCTGAAGCTGTTCCCGGTGGCGGTGCTGCAGGAACTCCGGGTGGTCCTCCAACCATTGGTTCGCCAGCTGGTCCTGGCGCAGGTGGCACAGCAGCCCCTGGACTTTAATCTAAACTGGTAAATAGTTGTATGAATATCATGGAATTGTTTGATCCAGCACCCAGAGGTTATCACGATGAAAAATCGGATAATTCTGCGCTTAAAATTGACGACACACGCAAGACCAGACTTACGTTGGCGCACCTGCATCAGCTGAGACAGAGTCATGATGTGCGTAAATTAGAACACGAAAAGAAATTGCAAGGCGTATCAAAGCAGTATGCTCCTGCACCAGAAATGGGCGGCGGTCCTCTGGGATTGTAGCATTTCTTCGGTAAAATTGTAACAATTCTGTAGCTTTTCCTCAAAATCCTTCAAAAAATACCCATTTAACTCCAATATATACGCAGTTTTGTAAATACTATACAAGCCATTTATAAAAAGGAGTTCCTATGAACAAGTTTGAAAAGTTAATTGAATACATCATTAATGATGAAGATCAAAAAGCTCGTGATTTATTTCACGACATCGTAGTAGAAAAATCACGCGACATTTATGAATCTATCATGGACGAAGAGTCTATGGAAGAAACTGTACACGGTCAGAACGACGTGGAAGAAATGGTCGACGAACTAACACACGAAGAATCAGTTGGTGAAGAAGATGAAGAAGGTTCCGAGATGGAATTGGATCATGACGCCGATGCCGATGCTGAAGTTGGTGACGAACTGGCTATGCATGCTGATTCTGAAGAAGAAGAGCACGAAGAAATTGAAGACAAAGTAATGGACATTGACGCCAAGTTGGATGAGCTATTATCCAAGTTTGACGAAATCATGGGCCACAATGAAGCTCCAGCAATGGGCGACGAAGAAGGCGAAGAAGAGGAAGAAGAATCCGCTCACATGTTTGAAGCCGACGAAGAGGAAGAAGAGGAAGAGGAAGAAGAGTCCAAAGAGCCTAAAGCTAAAAAGACTGAAGAATCCAAATCACGTAAACTATCTACTTCTGAAATGATGCGCGAATACGTAGACCGTATTGGTGATATCTACGGCGGCGAAGGTGATGCAGCTGAAGGTACAGCAGTTGGTGCAGCAGGTAAGAAAGTTAGTGTTAATGCAAAACCAGGCTCAGTAGGCCCAGGCGCTGACTTTGGTGGCACAGCTTCTAACATTGTTAGTGGCAAAGGCGACAACGAATCACCAGACGGCAAATCAATTCCTAAGCCAAGCAATGAATACAGCAAAGGCGAAGGCAAGCTAATTGGCAACGTAGGTAACACACCTGGCGGCGACAAAAAGCTAAAAGCTGAACCTGCTGGTCACGGCGCTGAGAAAAACGGCGACACAGAAACAGGTAAGAAAGTTGGTAGCACGTCTGAAAAGGCTTCTATCAACAAGAAGAGTGAAATTGGTGGTAAAGTACGTTAATCGTACATAGATAGGAAACAAAATGGCTTTGTACCTAAAAGAGCATTTATCGTTTGACCGGGCAGGGATTGTGGTTGAGTCCACAGACTCTGCCGACGGAAAAGGTAAAGACCTCTATATGAAAGGGATATTCATCGAGGGCGGCGTTAAAAATGCCAACCAACGTGTTTATCCCGTTCACGAAATTGAAAAAGCAGTTTCAACTATCAATGACCAAATCAAAGGCGGGTACTCTGTGTTAGGTGAAGTAGATCACCCAGATGACCTCAAGATTAACTTGGACCGTGTTAGTCATATCATCACAGAAATGTGGATGGATGGCCCTGCAGGGTACGGAAAATTAAAGGTATTGCCAACTCCAATGGGCGAATTAGTTAAAGCTATGATCACATCTGGCGTCAAGCTGGGTGTGAGCTCACGTGGATCTGGCAATGTCAGTGACGGAAGTGGACACGTTAGTGATTTTGAGATCATTACCGTTGACATCGTAGCACAACCTAGCGCACCTCATGCTTATCCAAAAGCCATCTATGAAGGCTTGATGAACATGCGTGGTGGTATGCAGGTATTTGAAACGGCACGTGAAGCCGCTCAAGATCAAAAAGTACAGAAGTACCTGAAAGAAGGCATTCAAGCCTTGATCAAAGATTTAAAACTATAGGAGAAATATCCAATGTTAGATGCTATCAAACCATTGTTGGATAACGGAATCATTAATGAAGATACCAAGCAGGCTATTGCTGAAGCTTGGGAATCACGCATCACTGAAGCCAAGGAACAAGTTCGTGCAGAATTACGCGAAGAATTTGCTCAACGTTATCAACATGACAAAGCTGTAATGGTTGAAGCTCTAGACAAAATGGTTACAGAGTCTCTCACTGCTGAACTTTCAGAGTTCGCAGACGAAAAACGACAATTAGCGGAAGACCGTGTGGCATTCAAACGCACCATGGTTGAAAGCGCAGGTAAGTTTAATGACTTCATGGTTGCAAAACTAAGTGAAGAAATCAAAGAACTACGTGCAGATCGTAAGACATACGAGAATGCTATCAGCAAACTCGAGTCATTTACTATCCGTGCTTTAGCAGAAGAAATCAAAGAATTTGAAGCAGACAAGCGTGCCGTGGTGGAAACCAAGGTTCGTTTAGTTGCTGAAGGCAAAGCCAAATTGGCTGAAATCCAGAAGAAATTTGTTGAACAATCTGCCGCCGCAGTAAAAGAGGCCGTAACCAGTTCGTTAGAGTCAGAACTGACTCAACTAAAAGAAGATATCCAAATTGCTCGCGAGAACATGTTTGGTCGTCGTCTATTCGAAGCATTCGCAAGCGAATTTGCAGGTACTCATTTGAATGAGAACAAGCAGATCCGTACGTTACAATCTCAAGTTGAGAAGGTAACTGCTAAATTGTCTGAAGCAGTATCAGCAATTGAAGAAAAGAAAGCTCTAGTTGAATCAAAAGAAACAGAAATTCGTATTATCAAAGAATCAGCAGAACGCAAGGAAAAACTTGCAGAAATGTTGAAACCTTTGAACAAGGAAAAGTCCGCAATCATGCGTGACCTTCTTGAAAGTGTACAGACCGATCGTCTTCAGTCTGCATACGAAAAGTATCTACCAGCTGTATTGAACAACTCAAGTGTTAATACTCCAGCTCCTAAAGCTGTAGCATTGAACGAAAGTCGTGCAGTAGTAACTGGTGATAAAACTGCTAAAACTGCCGTTGAAAGTTCACAAGCACCTGACGTAATGTCAAATGTTTATGAAATGAAACGTTTAGCAGGGCTTAAATAAACCCTAAAAGGAAAGAGGAAATATCATGACACAAGCATTATTAGAAAGCCGTTGGGGCGAAACCAAAGAAGCCCTGTTAGAAGGACTTAACGGTTCACGTCGTACAACAATGGGTGTAATCCTTGAGAACACTCGTAAAATGTTAGCTGAAAACGCAACAGGCGGTGCAACACAAGCAGGTAACGTAGCTACACTTAACCGTGTAATTCTACCAGTTATCCGTCGTGTTATGCCAACAGTTATCGCTAACGAAATCGTTGGTGTACAACCAATGACAGGCCCAGTAGCTCAAATCCACACATTGCGTGTACGTTACGCTGATTCCGTTGCTGACGGTTCTGCATACGCTACAAGCACTACTGCTGGTGATGAGGCATTGAGCCCATTCAAAATTGCCGTTGCTTACTCTGGTAGTAATACTACTGGCCAAGCTACAACAACTTCAAGTCTTGAAGGTGTAGCTGGTAACCGTATCAACGTTCAAATCTTGAAACAAGTAGTTGAAGCTAAGACACGCAAATTGTCAGCTCGTTGGACATTTGAAGCCGCTCAAGACGCTCAGTCTATGCACGGTTTGGATGTTGAAGCTGAAATCATGGCTGCTTTGGCTCAAGAGATCACAGTTGAGATTGACCAAGAGATTCTTGGTAGTCTACGTGCCCTAGCTGCAACTGATTACACATTTGATCAGTCTGCTGTTTCTGGTACAGCTACATTCGTTGGTGATGAGCATGCTGCTTTGGCAGTTCTAATCAACCGTACAGCTAACTTGATCGCTCAACGTACACGTCGTGGTGCTGGTAACTGGGCAGTTGTAAGTCCAGCTTCATTAACAGTACTACAAAGTGCTACAACATCTGCATTTGCACGTACTACAGAAGGTACATTTGAAGCTCCTACAAACACCAAGTTTGTTGGTACTTTGAACGGTGCAATGAAGATTTATGTTGACGGTTATGCAAATGACAGCCAAGCAGTTCTAGTTGGTTATAAGGGTTCAAGCGAAGCTGATGCAGCTGCGTTCTATTGCCCATATATTCCTTTGATGAGCTCTGGTGTTGTTCTTGATCCAACAACATTCGAACCAGTCGTATCATTTATGACACGTTATGGTTATGTAGAGTTGACAAACACAGCGTCATCTCTAGGTAACGCTGGTGACTATGTTGGCGAGATCGCTGTAGCTAACTTATCTTTCCAATAATCAGACAGAACTGATTTAACGAAAGTTAAAACACAACCCAGGGATGGGAAGGCAGAAAAGGACCGAAAGGTCCTTTTTTGTTGACCAAAACATAAATATTACTAATATCACAGGAGTCACGCAATGACAACAACAACAATTTACAAAGCAGGTGTTCCAAGTGTAGCTGGCACAGCAGTTAAAGGTACATTGGGCACACAAGGTCCAGCAACAGGTACAGCATCTTATACCAGCGTCGGTACAGTATCGGCACAAACTGGTACAGCAACATATCGTGGCGCCAACAGCGACAACGGTACTGTTGTGACCAAGGCAATGGCCAAAAATACTCCACAGAGTTAATCAATGACCACACGCACACCACCACCAGAAACGGCAGCAAAACCCAAAGCTACGGTAACCGCACCGGCTGTGGTTGGCGCAACAATCAAAGTTGCTTCCACACCGACTACCATTCAAACAGCGGCAAAGCCAAAAATCACAACTGCCAACCCAGTTGTTGGTCACGCCCAACATTAATTTTACATCAAGTCAAAAAGCACCTTTGGGTGCTTTTTTATTGACTGTGTCATAAATATAAGTGTTCACTCACACGAGTAACTCTCGGAGCACCACTCCGGGTAGCCTAGAACGCTAACGCCCTGAGTGGCAAAGGAGAAATAAAATGGCAAAACTAAAAATTAGCAAGACACCTACAGCAGGTGGTCAACGTACAGATCAACACACAGGCCCAGATCAAATCACTTCTGGTGGTATCACTTACTATCCTGGTTCAGTTGGTGGTGTTTACACTCAAGCTGGTCCTCAAATTCATCCTCAGGCAGACACAGGTAATGGTCCAACCAATGCCAGTTTGTTACGTGCCAAAGGCGAACACAAGTTTTTGTGCAGCGATGGCACAACAAAGAAAATTTGCACACTGGTAAACAGCATGGTGCCAGATGGCGGTCCAGGTCAAGTTTCAATTCCAGTTTACACTGGTATAACATACTGGGCTAACGTGGCAACACAAGTTAGTGGCACAAGTACAAGTACATACATGACATACAGCACAGCAGCAGCAAACACAGCACCAAGTGGTACAGCTGGTTTTGTAGTTGGCGCAAAAGTTATGAACACAGGTATCAGCGGTAACGTAACTATTACAGCTATCAATGCCACAGTTGGTTCTATTGCCAACGTAACAATTGGCTACACACCACAAGCAGTTACAGCGGCAAATGCTAGCCCAAGCGCACCAATGGAAGTTGGTTTCTTTGCCAGCAAGTTGACAAACCGTTGGGTTTGGGACTTTGGTACAGATGGTTATGGTTATCGTAACAAGTATCGTTATTGGAGTCAACTACCAACAACAGCTAACCCATACCTAAAAGATGCAGCAGCTGGTACAGTGGGTTTTGTACAAATTCCTGACGCAGTTTAATAGTTGTAAGCAACATTAAAAACCCGCTACGGCGGGTTTTTTATTGAAATCTTGATCTTGACTCGAGCATAAATACTACTAAATTAAGGTTTTTAATCGATGGCTACAATAAAGAATATTCCCGACAGTTACACAATCAACGTTCCAACAATGACCGTTAATGGTAACTTGAATATCATTGGCAACACTACCACAATCAATAGTGCAACTGTTAATGCCGATGACGTATTGATGTTTAATACCAACTCGGCGGTGAATTTAAACGCATCAATTGGTGTTTATCGACCAGTTGGGGCCAATGTGTTTGTTCGATGGAACGAAGCCACAACCACTTGGCAATTGACCAACAACGGAACAACCTTTGGTAATATTTTAACTGCCGGCTCGGTGGTGGGCAATATCAACATCACTGGAATTTCTTTGTACGATACTGCCAACACAGTGACTTTGTACACTGGTACAGTCAGCAGTGGTAAATCAGGATTGTTTGTAGACAACACAAACGGAACACAACAAGAACTTGCAACCAAATCAGCCGCGGTTGCATTTAGTATTATTTTTGGATAGGACAACCTAAATGGCAATCATCAACTCGAACGTAACAACAGTAGCAAGTTCAATATACACAAGTACCAACAATAGTGCTACCACGGTAATACATTTTTGCAACTACACCAACAACGGTGCAACAGCAAACGTGTGGTTGGTGCCCAATGGTAAGCAGGCCAATGCCAGTACCATTGTCTATTCAAATGTGGCCTTGACTGCACAAAACACCTTGGTAGTGGATACAGAAAAAATTATTTTAGCCAATGGCGATTCAATCTATGCCAACGTAAGTGCAAACAGCTCAGTAACTGCAACAGTGAGCTATATTGGAATTTAACAATGGCCAGATATCTTAAAAATCCTTTTATAGGCAAAAGTACCAGCCTTGCAGCACGTTTGCCAATCGTACCAAGTAGTGCCTACGGTGATGCGCCGGTCAATGGTCTGATTCGATTCAACCAAACCACCAGTCGCATTGAATTTTATTACAATGGCGCATGGAGTTCGGTTGCCAAAATTGGTACAGTACAATTGGTAGTTGACAACTTCCCAGGTGATGGTACCACACAGGTATTCACCATGAGCCAGGCTGAGTCAGACCCAACTGCGGTTGCAGTATTTGTTGGTGGAGTATATCAACAGCCGGGCACAAACTACACAGTAAGCGGCTACTCAATCACATTCTTGGCGTCACCACCACCAGCATATACCAATGCAAGTCCGACACAGGTTATTGTAATCCACAACATCAACAGCACCAACGTGCCAGCTTAGGACTCAATAAATGGCATTAGCACGTATCAGCGGCCCAATGCTCAACAGTACTCTGGAACGCCAGGGTACCAATCTTTCTATTGTTTCAAATGTTTTACAATCACCAACACCCACAGTTTATTTTGATGTAAACAACAATCAGCTGGGTATCAACAATGCCAGTCCGCAGTATACCTTGGATGTCAATGGCAATGCACAGTTGGGCAACATTGTTGTTTACAACAACTCAATTTCCAGCACCACAGGCAAAGTGGCATTTGGCAGTATCAGCAATATCACACTTACCGGTGGATCCCCGGATCAAATTATCTACACCGACGGTGCCGGCAACTTGGCTTTTGGATCACTGGCTCTGTTGGCTGGACTTGAAGGTTTTACCGCCAATAATATCGTTGTTGGTACAACACCAATATCACATGATGGGTACGGTACCAGTGCGCTTACCACAGGTATGGACGTGGCCACTGCTATCAACACCTTGGACAACATACTGGGCAACATTACCAACATTGCTGGTAATGTGGTCACCACAGGCAATTTATTTTTAAGCGTACCTGGTTACACAACTGTTGATGGAGTATTGATCACAGATGGAACTGGTAGTACCAGTTTTGTTGACGCCAATACTGTGCCGGCTGTGGTCAGCATCAACGCCAATGTTTCCGCGATCAACGCCAACCTGGGTGCATACCAACTGTATGCCAATGCCAATGCTGCCAGCCAAGCCACTCTGATCAACACCATCAATGCCAATGTCAGCTCGTTTGAAAGTTATGCCAACTTGTACATTGGTCCGGCCGCATATGGCAACGCCAACGTACAGGTATATTTGCCAACTTACACAGGCAATCTAAATCCTGGCAACGTGAATTCAAAATTTTATGGAAATGTACACGCAGACTACATTTTTGGCAACACCGGCAATGTGATTGCCTTTGCAGGCGGCGGAGCCATACAAGTTCCAGTGGGCAGTAGTGCTACTCGTCCAGCCGGTTACAACGGAATGATCCGCTTCAACACTGACACTCCGTCATTGGAATATTACGAAGGATCAACCTGGGTTCCAATCACCAACACCGTTATTGATCAGCAGATCACACCCGACGGTGTTAGTCAAACCTATACATTGTCTCAATCAACCACTGCCAGTGGTGTCATTGTAAGTATCAACGGTACCTTGCAAAACCCCACTGTGGCCTATACTGTGGCTGGTAATCAAATAACATTTACAGAAGTTCCGTTGACCAGTGACATTGTTGATGTGCGATTCCTGGGTGCGGCTGTCACAATCAACAATACCTTGACAGACAATTTGACTGTGACAGGAAATTTAACCTTGGGCGGTGTTTTATTGGCACCACTCGCAACAAAAACATCTACATCAACCGGCACAGCTGGACAAATTGCTTGGGATGCCAACTATATCTATGTGTGTACTGCTACAAATACCTGGAAAAGAGTGGCATTAACCGGCGGTGTTTTCTAAATCGACTAAATATTAATATCAACTTCTTGGTCAGATTCTGATCAACGACACAACTTAAAAATTCCCCAAGTCCTTCCAAAATCAACACCACAAGGACCGTTTTCTCACGACTGCGATAAATAACTATATACCGATAATTATAAAGGATATCGCGCTGTGACTACTAATAATTTAACAAGAATAAAAAATAACCAGATTACAGTTAATACCATTGACTATACACGTCTGGTACCGGGAACACTGGTCGGCTCGGTCTTCAATCCAAACTTAACCCTTAACAGTAACGTTACCATTATTGGTAACTTGAGTGTTGGTGGTAATACCAGCACAATCAACTCAGTCAACACATATATCCAAGATCCGTTGGTAACATTCAACAACGGCTATACTGGCAGCTTGACCAACTACGACATTGGTATCATTGTCAATCGTAACTGGGCCAGCTTGGCCGGCTACGGTTCTGTTAATACTGCGTTTGTGTGGGACGAAAATGCCGGCGCATTCTTGGCAATCGCAACCAGTACCAGTGGTAACGCAATCACTGGCTTGACAAATTCGGGCTTTGCCAACGTCAAGTTAGGTAACTTGACCAGCAACAGCGCAACTATTACAACCGGTGGTATCACTGTGTCGGTTGGTGCAATCACAGCCGCAACAGGCGGTTTACAAAATACTCCAATTGGTAGTACAACAGCTTCAACTGGTGCATTTACAACATTAACTTCTACCACGACAACACCAGTTAACTTGAACGCTACCAACGGTAACGTGATAACATTGGTAGCCACAAACTTCAGTACTGGTAATGCAGTAATCACTGGCGGTAGCTTAACAGGATTAACATCAGGTTCGTTTACACAGCTAACCAGTGCCTATTTAAATGCCACAAGTGGCTTTGCCACAGCCAATGCTGTAATCACAGGCGGTAGTGTTAATAGTACACCAATTGGTGCCGCAACACCATCAACTGGTGCATTTACAACAATAACATCAACAGGCACATCAATCCACAGCGGTAACATTGTTGCTGCATCAGGCACAGCCAGTACCAGCACAACAACCGGTGCATTGGTAGTACAAGGTGGTACAGGTATCAGTGGTAACTTGACAGTGGCCGGTCCTATCAACCTTACCAACACTACACAAAATACCGGTATTGGAACAGGCGCATTACAGTTAGCCGGTGGTGCTTACATTGCTGGTAACTTGTATGTTGCTGGTAACATCAACGCTATAGCAACATCCATTTCTACCAACTACGGTGAGTTCTACGGTAACACCGGTGGTGCTGGTGCATTGTTTGCTGGTATCACAGGCGGTTATTTGCCAGAGCCACAGGCGATTGTACAAAGTACTGCCAACATGAACAACTACGCTGGTATTATCAATGGACAAAACATCAACGCAGGTCCATTGGCCAGTACAGACGTTTTCCTAAGTCCAAACAACGGTACGCTAAATGACACATACCTTGACATGGGTATTGCAAGTAGTACCTACAACTACCCTGGCTACAGTCTGATTAAACCAAACGACGCTTACTTGTTCAACTGGGGTAATGCTACCACAGGTGGCGGTAACTTGATCATTGGTACCGGCTACACAAACGACATCGTTTTTTCTGTGCAAGGTATCAACACCAACAACGAAGTAATGCGTATTACTCAGGCCAACGTGGTTGCAATCAAATCAACCAACGTTTCCACAACTACAACAACTGGCGCATTGACAGTGGCTGGTGGTGTTGGCGTTGTAGGCGATGTTAATATTGGCGGTAACTTAAAAGTTTCTGGTACATTGACCTACATCAACACCACAACAGAATTGGTATCTGGTGTTGAAATTGTTGCTGGTAACTTGGTTGCCAACTCGGGTACAGCAAGTTCATCAACATCAACTGGTGCATTGGTTGTTGTTGGCGGTGCTGGTGTCAGTGGCGCAATTTATGCAGGTAGTGTTCAAAATACTCCAATTGGTTCAACCACAGCCAGCACTGGTGCATTCACACAGTTGGCAGGTCAGTATGTTAACGCCACAAGCGGCTTTGCTACAGCCAACGCTGTAATCACAGGCGGTAGTACAACTGGTATGACATCTGGTTCGTTTACCACTTTGCAAGGTACAAACCTCAGTTCAGGTAATGCTGTAATCACAGGCGGTAGTGTTAACAGTACTCCAATTGGTGCAACAACAGCTTCAACTGGTACATTTACCACAGCTTTGGTCACAACAGGATTTAGTACAGCCAACGCTGTAATCACAGGTGGTAGTGTTAACAGCACTCCGATTGGTGCCGCATCAGCTTCAACTGGTGCATTCACACAGTTGGCTGGTCAATATGTTAATGCCACAACTGGTTTTGCAACTGGTAATGCTGTAATCACAGGCGGTAGTACAACTGGTATGACATCCGGTTCGTTTACCACTTTGCAAGGTACAAACTTCAGCTCAGGTAATGCTGTAATCACCGGTGGTAGTGTAAATGGTACCCCAATTGGTGCCACAACAGCGGCAGCAGGTACATTTACAACATTGGTAACATCAGGCACATCAATACATGCTGGTAACTTGGTAGCCAACGCAACAACACCAACAACCACAGTAACAACAGGTGCGCTGGTAGTTGCAGGTGGCGCAGGCTTTGGTGCTAACGTGTTGGTCAACACTGGTGCTAACGTTAACGTAAGCAGAGCGGTGGGTGCCGACTTCTACGTAGCAGGTGCAAACGATACCACAGTATTATGGGCACACTCTGGTGCAAGTTATGACTCTGTCACAGTCGGTGGCGCTGGTAACACAGCTTCATTGGCAACTGGTGCCAAGTTTATTGTTAACAGTAACGACTCCATGATATTACCACACGGTGATAACGCAGGTCGTCCTGGTACACCAGTTGAGGGTATGTTCCGTTATAGCTACGCAAGTCATGCGATTGAGTGGTGGAATGGTACAATTTGGCAAAGTGCGTCAACATCGTTTACTCCAGTAACCGATCAGACAATCACTGCTGATGGTGTAAACAACACCTTCTCAATGAGCCCATACGGCACAACTGCTGCAAGTATGGTCAGTATCAACGGTGTGGTACAGATTCCAACCATAGCTTACAGTACATTTAGTGGTAACAACAACATTGTATTCAGTGAAGTTCCAAGTAACGGTGATATTATTGATATACGTATTATGACATCAACCACTACTGTTAGCGCACTTCAAAGTACAACTGGTAAAGCGCAGGTTGCTGTGGATGACACCAACGGTGTTCAAGTTATTACTGGTAGTAGCGGTTTGACAGCAACAGTAACCACAAGTTGGACAATTGGTGGACAGATGGTCAGTAACATTGCCAACGTATCGGTAAGTTCAGCCAACACATTGACCACAGTTGATACAATGGATAACACACAGTATCGTTCAGCCAAGTACATGGTACAGGCCACAAACGGTGCCAACTATCAAGTGGCAGAAGCATTGGTACTCAGCAACGGTACAACGGCGTCAATTGTTAACTATGGTATAGTACAAACAAACGGTAACCTGGGCGTATTAACTGCTACACAAAGTGGTTCAAACACATTGGTACAGTTTGTTGCAGCAAATGCGTCAACCACAGTACGTGTATATCCAGTATACATGAGAATTTAATGCAATACCGATTAGGCTGGGTGGTCCAGCCTAATCATTTAATCCTTATCGGGGAACATGGAACCGGGGAAAAGAGAACAAAATGGCAAACAATAATTTCGTAGTACAAAATGGTCTTACAGTAGGCACAACAACAATTTTTGCAGGTAACGGCGATATCATCTTGGCCGGTAACGTTACCACAACAGGTTCGGGTAGTATTAACTCGGCCAACGGCTTCGGCGGCCTAAGCCCAAACCAAATTTATTCAGGTGCTGCCAGTAACGTAACAGTATCCGGTTCGCAAGTTACAATTGGTATAGCTGGCTACGGCAACGTGGCAACGTTCACCTCAACTGGTTTGACTATTCCTGGCAACTTTACTGTACAAGGCACAACCACATCAGTTAATACTGAAACAGCAACAACAATCAATGCCACAACATTACAAGCTGTTACCATTGGTAACTCGGGCGCAATATTGTACGGTACATTGAACAGCTCAAGTGCAAGTCAGCCAAACATTACCACATTGGGCGGAGTGACCAGTATTGGTGCCAGTTCGGCAACTACCATAACAGGTACATTGCAGACTGCTGCACAAACAAACATTACGTCAGTGGGCACATTGACCGGATTAACTGTAAGCGGAGCTATTTTGGCGTCCACAGCCAATACTGTTAACATTGGTTCAACCACAAACTGGTTCAACAACATTTATGGTACAGCAATACACTCCTTATACGCTGACTTGGCAGAGAACTACGTGGGCGATAAGAGTTATGCCGCTGGTACAGTGGTCATGTTTGGCGGTACGCAAGAAGTCACTGTGGCTGATCCAGAAACAACAGCAGTGGCAGGTATTGTTAGTACAAATCCATCACATTTGATGAATGGCGGATTACAGGGCGGTACAGTGGTTCCAGTGGCATTGACAGGTCGTGTACCATGTATGATTATTGGTCCAGTTGCCAAAGGTGATCTATTGGTCAGCGCCGGTTACGGTTACGCCAAATCAAGCACCAACCCGTCAATTGGTACAGTTGTTGGCAAGGCCTTGGTTGACTTTCCAAGCAGCTCAAAAGCTGTTATTGAGGTAGCAGTAGGTCGTTACTAATACTGCAATCAACACAAACGATGAAAGGGTCTACGGACCCTTTCGTTTTGACGATAAATATGTAATATTACGGATATAACTATATGGCATTAACAAGACCAAAAATTTGGGACCTGGATACTAATATCGAGTATTTCATGGACCCTATCACAGTATTGCACCAGGGCGCTACCAGCCCCAACGTGGACGTGGGATTCATATTTAATCGGGCCAATGGATTGGTTTCAAACGTGGCCCTGTATTGGTCAGAAACCACACAAAGCATGGTCATAGCATTGACGGCCAACACCGGTACTACCAATTCCAACGTGGCAGTACAAAGCTACGGCAACTTGACAATGGGCAATGTGTTTGTCAATAATCGTGTTGACTTTGTTTGGTCGGGCAATACCACCAGCGCAGTATATCAAGTGTTCAATAGTGCTACCTATAGTCTTGACACTATTTTTGGATAATCAATGCCGCAGATTCTTACAACCAGGTTAACCAACACTGGCAATCTAATGACCAATGGTTACAACGGTTACTTTGATGAAGTTACACAGGCAACAATCAGCACTCGCGGCAATGTGGTTTATACCGCATTACTGGATGAAGTGACCAACAGTGGCGGTTCGTCGGCCATGAAGCATTTTCCTTCAGGTAACCTACAGGTTGCTGGTCAGTTTGACGAAGTTACTGGTATGGTAGTAACCAATGGATTGATTGCTTACATAGATGCTGGAAAATTAAGCAGTTTCAACGGCAACGGTGTGACCACTGGCAGTAGTGTTCCGGTGTTTGATTTGGTAGCCAACAACAATGCCACCATGAACGGTACTGTGACTTGGACTCGCGGGGGCACCTACGGTGAATCCAGTTACTGGCGTTTTGCCACAGCTGGTAGCGGAAACTATATCAGTTCAACTTTGGCTCAAAACTATATTGATTTTACAATAGTATTCCAACCTGACTTTACTCTATCTACATCAAGCGGACTAGTTGGATTAATAGCCTCTAGTACGG